CTTTGCCATTTATTTCTAATGGAGTCACCTTTTGGAAATTATCTCCTCTAACAAGAGGCTTTCCAATTAAGTTATTATTATCCGAAGTTAGCTGACTAACATAATATTCAAAGTTCTCACCAGTTTCAGGATAGCCTTGTGCTCTGACAAAAGCCTCTGCCTCTTCTCTACTCATTATAAAAGCTTGAGTTCCTGTTCCAACTGTTTTGATAGAGCCTCCTTCATATTTCTCTAAAACACCTCTATTCTGAAAAGCCTCAGCATTGCTTAACATAGCAACATCGCCTTCTTTGTATTCAAAGCCATTTATTGTTCTATCTTCTTTTAATTGATAAAACTCTGTTTCCATTGATCCTTTAGTTGGAGGTGAAGAGTATACATAACCATGTGAGGCAGTTCCACTCCTTGCTTCATTAAAGTCTGCAGTTCCTGGAAAAAATCTTCTTCCTGCACCAGCCTCATTAAAAAACTCTACACCTTTTATAGCACCAGCTGCAGTCAAATCTGGCAATACAACTTTTCTTAAAACATTACCAGCATTATCTTCAACATTATAATTATAAAGTGGTGCTCCCTCTGTGCTATATTTAATATTGCCATTCTCATCAGTGACGGGATCTAACTTTTTAAAATTTTCCCCTCTTCCTGTACCTGTTGGTGGCTTCAACATGTTTGCTATGCTTAACGCTGTCTGAGGGATTTTTGCCTCAGCTTCTCTTTGTGCTCTTTGATCTTGTAATAAATAAGAAACTGGTGATTGTACAGCTGTCCCAGCAGCACCTAGTGCAGTGGCTCCAGGTTTTGAAGATTCAGCAGCAAGATTAGAAAAGAATAATAATGACAAAAGGGCTGGGTTTACAGGTTCTCTCTCAGGGACTAGGCTTCGAGCTATTTGAGTTGCAGCATCGATATTAGCTCTGCCACCCAACGCTGTAAGAGCAGCACTTGGCAGGTTTGATAAAGGTGTGCCAGAAGCACCAAAAGTTTTATTGTCATGTCCAGGCATTTTTAACCACCCTTACTTAAATAATATGCACTTGCTAATGATCCGAGACCACCTAATGTTTGTCCATAAACAGATGGCGACTGTACAAACTGTTGACCTCTTCGAAGTTGTGTTGTTGTTGTTTCAAATGGTACGCCTCTCAATGCACCTATTGCAAAATTTAATCTCTCAAAAGGCAACTCTCTTTGCTCAATGAAATCAGAATAAGCCAAATCTAGTGCTGCTTGATCGAGCATTCTTCTTGCCTCACCTGCACTAAGCAAACCACTTGCAGCTTGCTCTTGTAAACCCTGAACCAAAGGTGCAAAGCTTTGAAGTTGGTCTGCTCTCCTAACTCTTGCTGCTTCTTCTGTTTCATATGCTGATCGAGCAGCAGACTCTGCACCGAACCTTGCAGCTCTGTCTCTTTCGGCTCTTGCTTGTATTGCATCTCTATCAGATTCAAACTGACCTCTCATCACTCCTTCAGCTGAAAATCTTGCAGCTCTATCTCTCTCGGCTTGTGCTCTATCTGCATCAAGTCTGCCAGCTGCAAACCCTAAACCCTCTCTTGCAGCTTGTGCTCTTACATCACCAATGGCTTGTGCTCCTTCAGCTCCGAGAGTTCCTTCCATTATTCCTAGTCGAGACCCAAAACCACCACCTCTTGCAGCTTTTGCTCTTGCAGCTATTTGCTGTTCAGATATCTGTCTCTCTATTTCCCTTACAGCTGGGTCTGTTGCTGTTTGAAATATATCTAAAAAAGGTTGCGCTGTATCTAGTGTAAATGTATCTAAATCAGGACGCTGACCTATAAGTTCATCTCTTGTTGCACCTGTATAAGTGCCAAGTTCTGGAGATGTTCCAACAAGCTCATCTCTTCCTGCACTATCAAACCCTAGCCCTAACCCTAAAGTTGCACCGAAAGCTTGATCTAGATAAGGTTGATAAATGTCTGCATTTTTTGATAAAAGATCAATAGCACTTTGCTCTTCTGGTGTGAACTTACTTCCATCATAAGTTGCTATTCTTGGACCAGTATATTCAGGAATGTCTCCACTAGCAAGCTCTGCTGCTTGTTCAAAAAGTCTTTTGCCTCCCTCAGCAACATATGAGGGAATTCCTGTGCCTGTTACTGTTAAATCAGATGTTGGTAATTCTTCTGTTGTTGTTGTACATAAACCACCCATTAAGCCACCTCCAAAAATACTGAACCTGCTTTTTGTAAACCAAGCCTTTCAAAAAATTTATCTTTTCTCTCAAGATCTTTAGAAAATACATGACCAAGTCTTACAGGAATTTTTGCTTCTTTTCCTACCCTTTTAAAATTTCTTACAAGCTCAAATGCTGCGTTACTTTTTCTTGCTTCCGGAGTTACATAAAACCAAAGATCTCCTAGATATTTTTCATCAGACCACCAGTCACTAGCAACCAAGCCACCAATCGAACCCTCAATAACATTATTATCGTTTAATGAAACGAACCCTATTCCTCTATGAATTGTTTCTGTTATTTTATTAACCATCTTTTCAGAGTGAATTTTTGATGCTGGAACATCTGTGCCATTGTGCATCTCAATTAAAAGTGCAATAATAGCAGAAATGTCTAAAACTCCAGCTCTTCTTATTTTCATTACATATTCCCGAGTGCACCCATTTGAGGTCTTTGCATTTCTTCAGAACCCATGTTCATTTTCTCTATTTCTTGAATCATAGCTCCTAACTCTGGCAATAATTTTATTAATATTTTTGCAACACTAGGACTTATTACTTGATCAAGCATTTGTAATTCTTCTGGACTCATGTTTGCTAGCCTAGCCATAAGAACTGCACCAATCTCATCAGAAGGCATCATAAGGTTTTCTTTTGCTTTTTCAGGCATCATGTCGAGTGGTCCTTCTCTTTTCATGTTAGCACCTCTCATGTCAGGCATAGGAGGTTTTTCTCCCATTGCATTCATCTTCATCATATCATCTGCCATTTATATCTCCTTTTGTTTATATAGCACAGACCAGTCTGTTGACTTTTTAAAATTACCTATAACCCAGCAAGCTGGTTCAAGGATATGTCTATAAAGCTTTCCTAAATAATCAGGCTTGTCTCTTTTTCCATATATATAAGCTATCTCATTTGCTCTATGACCAGCAACATGTTTCCAAAACTTTGTGAATCTTCCTTTGCGCATTTGCTTAACCATCCAAACTGCCCAGCAATGATAACCATTAACATGCTTAGTAGTAAGATAATCCCTAGTAAACCTATAATCAAGAAGAACTTGTTCTCTGGTCATTAAACCTTGTTTCATTAATTCGTTGCATATTACCCTTCCACCGACTACACTTCCAAGAACACCACCTACAACTCCTCCTATTCCAGGAAGCAATGCATTACCTATGGCAGTTCCTATTGCTGATGCACCAGCTGATCTTGCAGCTTTTGCTGGATCCTCACCCATTAATAACTGAACACCGAAGTTTACAACTCCACCACCTGCAGCTGATGCCCAGTTCTGTGCAGCTTGTTCAGTGCCATATAATCTTCTTCCAACTCTTGTAAAATAATCTGGTGCTGGTGTTGCCTGTGTTATTGCGGTTGCCGATATGTTACCACCAACACCAGACAAAACACCATCTTTAAGTGTTACTCCTTCAGGGAGCTTAGTTACATCATAAGTTAAAACATTACCAGACGATTTTGCAGCATCGGAGAGTTGATTGAAAACATCTAAGTTGCCAGTTGCTTTAGCAACTGCTTGGTTTGCAAGTTCAGGTTGAAAAAAATCATTTTTAGCAAGCTGTAATTTAAGACCTTGAGATATAGATGACTGAACTTGTTGTGAGGGCAAAGAACTAAAGGTTGATGTTGCACCCTCTAATATTTTGGATCCAGCAGATCCCTCAAGATAAGGATCAACCAATGCTCTGCCTGCTTGCCTGCCAACTGCTTGCCCAAGCTCACTAGCAACACCACCTATTATTTGATCTGCCTCAGGCATTCCTGGAGGAGTTCCTTTTTCATCAGTTATCTTTTTATATTCTTCTAAAAGATCTTTCTGAACATTGTCATTTGGATCGAAAGTCCTCTCCCCTGTTTGTATCATTTTAACAAATCGGAAAGATGGCATTGCTGCTGTGCCATAAACATTTTGCAAATTCTCTACATTTGCTGGAGTTTGCGCCTGTTGTTGAAAAACACCATAAGTTACAAGAGGTTTTGGCTCTGTATCAGTTAAGCCTGTCAAAGCTCCTGTTGGTGTTACTGTATGTGATGGCATGTAAACTCCTTTATTTGACCTTACTCTTTATCCGATAAATAATCAACTAATCTCTAAAAAACTGGCAACGACGTGTAGTCTATCTGCTGTTGCTGCTTGAACTTTTAATATTTCGCTTTCTTGAACAACTATAGGTGCTGTTAACAATTCAACACTTGCATTTGCACTTATAGCTTTTGTCTTAAATAAACTGAATGTTGCTGGACTTGATTCCGCATCAGTCAATGTTACTGTTATTGTATCCGCATTGCCTGAGTCCTCTGATACAAGTATTGATTTAAATACAGCAGTTGTTGCAACAGGTGCGGTGTAAAGGGTTGTAACATCTGTTGATGTTAAATCTTTTTTAGCATTTTTAAAATTATTAGCCATTAAGCAAGAAACCACGCTGTTTGCTCTGCTGTCTCAACAGATTTTTCTTGACCTGTTGTTTGAGCAAAAACATTATTTTGTTGAACTATTTCCAATGTGTTGATAAGCCTTGTCATTTGACCTTGATTATATTGAGGTGGTGGTGATGGCAATCTTACATTAACTGTTGGTGCACTCATCTTAATCCATCCTTTCTTACATTAACTCTAAAATCACCAAGAGTCCAGTCATCTGTTGTACCAGAGCTTGCAAACTTCATACTTATCTGCCTGCCTTTTGCCCTAACACTTATTTTGTCAGTTGATGATGTTATGTTAAAAGCACCTTTTGTTGTTTCTGTTCCTTGAGGATGCTTTCTTGTATTCAAAGAAACAGCCAGTGTTGTATCAGAAGTCATTGTGGTGTCAGGGATTATTCTGTCAATCATATACATGTCATTTCCATCTTGACTTATTTCTCTTGGAGCAGTTTCAATGTGACAATTCATAGCAGATCCATCATCAGATGTCCCTGTTTCATGATCATAGAGAAAGCCATTAGCATCAAAAGCAAAAGGGACTTGTCTAAATCCAAATGCATCATTCCAACTTGTCCTGTCAAGAGTTCCTATTGACCAATTGTTTTCTCCATAGTTATAAATAACATAAGAATCATTCTCAGGATTTGTGCTCCCTGCAGAGTTTTGATCTGATACATAGAACCATATTACCTCTTTAAATTTTTTATTATGCCCAGCAGTAACTTTATCAATAAAATTTCTTTGCATCCTGTCAAAAACAAAATGTTGAACTGGGCAAGGAAGTTCTTTAACAATACCATCATAAAAATAAAATTGTCTTTTCCCCATCCAATAAACATCACCATCAACTTGCACCATACTATTTAAACCACCAGCACCTGCATCTGTTGCTAGCAATCTAAATTGAAAAGTAAAAGGTGGACCAACAAAAGTCATACCATAGATTGCTTCGTCAGTTGATATAATCATTTCTTCTCTAGCACTTATCATAGAAATTATTTTTGTTCCTAGTTGTAATCTTTGATCACCTGCAGTGTTTGTGGCAGTTGGTGTAAAATTTGCAAAATCTTCTTGATCAGAAAAACGAACTAACATCTCATCGACATTACCAGCACCACCAAACTCTTGACAACCAGCAGCAATAAAATGTCTATCGGGGAAAGATATAGCTGTCACTCTTGCAATGCTTGGAACACTAGAGGCACCACTAACACTTGATAAAAGAACAGCCCTGTTTGATTCACCTGCAGATGTATCATAGTAATATATTGCACCATTCCTTACACCAGCAAGAAGATCCTCACCCCAAAGGTTTAAAGTCCAAGAAGAGTTGTCAAACCTAACATCAGAGTCTGCTTGATTCCTTGGCGTTCCCCATGTGCCTACATTCCAACCACCTACACCCCAACCTAGTGCTGGGTCAGAACTTTGCTTTCCTAAACCTGCATCAATGCCAATCAGATATTTTATATCAAGTGCAGTGCCACCACCAGAAGAAACTGTTGAGCTTGCATTAGATGGAGCAGTTATTGTAAATGTGTTTGTCGTTACTGTTTCAATTTCATATCCAGCTTTCCTGTTAAGAGTGTCAGCAGCAATCCCACCAGTCGCTGTTGCTTCCTCTATAACAACATAGTCACCAACCTGAGCACCATGACTGTTATCTGTTACTGTTATAGTTGCACTACCATCAGTTGTGGCAAGAGGATTTGACAAGTTTGTTGAGGTCTTTCTCAAGGGTGTTATATCATAAACGCTGTTGTTCTTAACTATGTAAAGGTGTGTGTGCGTTCCGACTGCGAGCCTGTCTTCACCATCAGCAACAGCTCTCCAATTAACAACTTTTCTTGGTATACCTTGCAAAGATGTTGGTGTTGTTGTGACCGCACCACCTGCATCAAGCTCTGTTATGACATCTTTTTGCCAGCCACCAAACTTTTGAGGATAGCCATTTTTAAATCTTACAAGATCACCATCAACATAAAACGGACCATTCTTACCAGCAGCATACTCTGTTATGTCTTTTACAATTCCAGGATTATATTTTAACAACTGTAAAGGCATCAAATCATCTCTAAAGCTTTTTCTTTTGTTTCTTTGTTTCTTCTTGTCCAACCTTTGCCAAATGTTCTAAAGGTTGATAAACCCTCGTAAAAACTTTGTCTTTGGTCGTGTAACTGTTCTATAACATATTTTCTATTTTGACCATCTAAAAGATGTAATGTCTTTGGACCAATGACACCATCAGGATTAGCACCGCATATCTTTTGTATAGCCTTTGCTGCTCTAGCAGTTCCTGAGTTTACTGCCCAATCAAAGACTGCCCAGTCGATCCCACTTTTTAAATGATCACATTTACATCTATCCCAGTATTTTTTCTTATATATAGGTGCAACATCCTTTTGTGTTAATGCTCTCATTTCTTGCTCATCAACTTGCCTGTCAACATAGTCCTCATAAACCTGCTTTGTTACTCCTAAGTTTGTCATTCCTCCAGGATCCTCTGGGTGATTAACAAAACCACCCTCATGGATTAAAAGCATTTCTAGACATTTTTCAAAATTTTCTATCATTTTGCTAAACCTTTCGTTTTCTCATATGTTCTTAAACCACCTAAACCTAACATCCCTAACAGTACAGTCATCAAGGAGTCCATGTCAAAGGCTGGGAGTTCTGGCAACTCTGCACCTGCCCATCCAGCAACGAATAATATGATTGGGGATACCACGAAATGATAAGCCAAAGCAATGCCACAGATCCAACCAATAAAAGGACGCCACCCTGCAACAAATATTGACCTATGTTGAGCTTCCGACTTGTTGACATCAACTTGCGCCATCGCAGACTCATGAGCATGCTTTTCTGCCATAGTTGCAATCTCATGTGCCAACTTAGCCTTTTGATCTTTGTCTTCAATAAATTTATCGAGTATGCCTGCAACTGGTCCTACCAAAGTTTGTAATATGCTCATTTCTCTCCATTTCCATTCTTCTTAACAAAAGCATTACTTGCTATAAATGCACCGATTATTCCCATATTAGATATGACCCATGTGCTCCCTATACTTGATAAATGATCAAGTCTTTCAAGAGGAACAATAGGTGTCATAAGAACAATTATATAGGCAGTCACTGCAAGAGCTGAAAACCAGACCATATATCTTTGTTGATCTTCTTTCTTGTCTTGGTTCTCTAAACGAACCATCCTTTCTTTCATCATAAGCTCTTGGTCTGTTACTACACCATCACCATTTGCATCAAGCTTTTCTGCTAGGACAGATCCTTTCTCAAGCATCTTTTGATCCATTACAAACCTCTTACAATTATTCCTATAAGCAGAACTATTATGGTGCCAGCAGTCCCTATAAGAATGTGCTCTATTCTTTTTATTCTATGTATCGTTTCAATCCATCTCTCATCACTTACAGCAATGTGCTTTTGCAAAGTAACATTAAGTTGAGTTGTTGTTGGTCTTACCATTTGTTTTACCTAGATTTTTCAAACTCTAAATACTTTGCTTTCATATCGTCAGTAAAATAATCAGTAAGTTCTTTCTTAAGGTCAGCATCTACCTCACCAAAAGCGTTCTGTAATTCTACATCCCAATCCCAGTCCCTTTGTATCCAGCCTTTCCCAGCAACTTTTACATCACCAAACTTTTTACCTTCTGGCAGTTCATCTGCCTCAATCTTGCCACCAGATGCGCTTGTTTGTTCATCCTCATACAGTAAATCAACATCATTGAAAACATAACAACACATAAAAGCTTTAGCATGACCATCAGAGTTTCTAATTACATCGACTGAATGCTCATTTTTTTGCAGTGTATATTTACTCATTTATTTCTCCTTAACTGTTAGCAATGTAAGTAAACTCCATATAACCCCATTTGTCAACTCCATCAAAAAATTCATGCCCATCATGCTGTCTGTATGCTGGTCCACTATCTGGTGTTGTATAATTAGAAGGAAGACTAGCACCACCAAAACCCGACAGTTGAAAGTATAAGTCTGTGCTATTAGAAGGAATGACAATAGCGGGTGGTCCAGGTAGCGACCTCGCCCCAAAATTAAACCTACCAACACTACTAAACCAAGTTGTGCCAAAGTTATAACTTGTAAAAGGTAAGCCAGTCATATACCACAAAGCCAGTCGATAAGAACCAGTTTGAAGTGGTTCTGTGTTAACTTGAAATGAAACTGAGCAATGAACAGTCTTACCAAACTTTAAATATTTACCAGTAACATTATCTACTGAACCACAAGTGCTTGGATTTGTTCCAGTCGTACTAATCGTCCATGAGCCAGTCGCAGGTGTGGTGCTTACAGCTGGAATGTCTGTAAGAGCAGATGCATTCAATGCTGGTAAATTACCTGAGAGCTTTGTAGCATCTAAAACTTGTGTTCCTGTGACTGTTGTGCCACCTACAACTAATGCCATTATTCAATCTCCTCTAATTTAAATTTATATTTTTTACCATTCAATCTATTCAGAATAAACAAATCATTCTCACCCTCTTGAATAGTCCATGACCCTCTAGTTCCATCAACTTCATTGTCTCTTGTCTTTGTATTGTTTAAATTAATGTCACCTGTATATATGTCTCTCCACTGCTTTGATGATGAACCTAAGTCAACAGCATCATCAGTTGCTGGTAATACAGAACCACCAAATACAGCACCAGAGTTGAATGTAGCAGTTCCAGCTTCACTACCATCTATTGTTAAAAATGTTGTGTCAGCACCACCATCTGTGCCTTTGAATATAATATCAGTATCATTGCCTTGTGCGTCAATGGTAATATTTCCTGCGGATGTTGCTAATGTTGATGCTGCATCACCTGTGCCAATATCATCTAGGGCAATAGCTGTATCCACTGTAGCAAAAGATAATGTGCCACTTCCATTTGTTTTTAAGAACTGTCCATTACTACCATCTGATGCAGGTAAAGTAAATGTTGTGCCACCTGACTCTAGTTTTAGGTTTGAACCATCAGAGGATACACTTTCTCCACCATCATCAAAAAACTTTAACTTTCTTCCATCAGTCACACGCATGACTTCATTGCCATCAAATTGTTGAAAAATTACATCTTTTGCATCAACAGTTTGTTTTATTATCACATCGCTGGAGGAGTTACCTATATCTAATATCTGTGTGCCACCATCAGATATCTTTATGTTTCCTCCATCAGCATCAAGATCAATGTCGCCTGCAACATCAAAAGTCAAGTTGCCTGCACTCTCAAAGTCACCATTTGTACCATCATGTGTAATTTTAAGATCGTTATCTGCACCTATATTTAAAACAGCTGAGTCTGAAGTAAGAGACAAATCATCCTCAACTTTTAGGTCAACAACATTTAATGAAGCAAAAGCATCTACAACTGCAGCTCCAGATCCTGCACCATCTAAATAAACAACTTTAACATCTCCTGGAGGGATCGTTACATTTGCACCACTACCTTGACTGATAATTATATTCTGAGATCCAGAGGTTCCATTTTCTATAATATGCAGACGACTTATTGTATTTGGTCCAATTGTTATTGTGCAGGCAGAGTCCAAAGTTCCTGTATATTTTATGTATATAGCTCTTCCTGGATCTGTTGCACCATCAGCGATTGTAGTTGTATGAGTATCAGCATTTGTTGTTATTGCCTCAGTGCCAAACCCTAATGCCTCAGCAATCAACTCAAGGTTTGTATTTGTTACATTACCCCATGTTCCTGACTGATCACCAGTGCCCATCTCATTGAGTCTGAGATCATTTACAAATGTGCTTGTCATTAATCTATCCTCACTATTGCATTACTTGCAGTTGCTGCTGGGAACACTATTTTAAATGTTCCTCCTGAAACTGTAAAGTCACCACCAAAGTTTAATACTGCTATCGCACCTCTGGTGTTGTCACTATCGTACAACGTTTTATTATATATCAAAGCTCCTCTTGCAGTAAAAGTTGCTGAAGTCCACTCTGGATCTGCTGAATCAAATACACCACTTGTACTATTTTCTGCCACTGCCACACTTGTTAGTTGTTGACCACCTGCGACATATGCAGAACCAGATGTGTTTGTTATTTCGTTTGATGTCGTATATGCATCTGTATCCGCACCAAGACTTGCTGAACTTGTATACAGTGCTATCCTTATATCATCTGTGTCAAGGTGATGATCACCAAGTAACAGATCCTTTTTAAACAATGTACACATCGCTTGAACTATAGCCATTTAAATACCTCCATTATATTCTGCTGAGTAGTTGCGACCCATTTCTTGTTGAAATAATTGTATTGCCTCATCAAATTGTCCTTTGTACAAGCTTACTGTTTCTGAGGCTTTAAGGAAAGTAGAAGTTTCATAAAGTGCTGCTTTAAGTAAAACATTCTCTGCATTATTGCCTATCCAACTGTTTGCATTAGAGTCAGACAAACCTGTCTCTGGAGCAGCAAAGTCAACCTGATATGACAAAGTTGCACTTGGTGTTGGCGCAAAAGTTATAACTGTCCCTGATGTTCCTGCGTTTTTTGTTGAGTACATTCTTGGAGTTCCTGTCGTTGTAGCATTTGGGTGATAATCTCTTAAATAAGAATCTATCCTATGATCTAAAAAGCTTACAACATTGCTTGATGTAATAGAAACTTGTCTAATCATCCTTGCATTAGCAACAGTATAATCAGCAGTCCCAATTGATAATGTTCCTGTTGTTATTTGTCTAAAACAAGGCAGACTTGGCA